TGGACATACATTGAACCACCCATATCAACGGCTTGATAATGAATGACACCAATTGATTCATTAATTGAATAAAAAATGATCTCTAAAATTGAAATCAGTAGTAATTGATTTAGTGAGACTTTACCTAATAAAGCACCAAAACTAATCAATACAGCACCTGCCGCAAAATCACCGGTGATTAATGATTCAATGCTTAGATAAATTTTCTCATGATGATTACTCATTATATTATGGATGAGTCCATTCATTAGTATGCTGTATTGAATAATAAACGCTCCAATAAAGAATGTATATCCTACACTTGTAAAACCATATTTCTTTAGAAATGTCATCAAATATCCAAAACCAATAAATATCATTACATGGACGTCCTGAAAAAAAGGATAATACTTATTAATATCATTATTAACACCCTCAACATTACCACTTGCTTCATTACTATAATCTGTAAAAAAATGATATCCAATAAATAATAAGCATTGTAATCCCAGGATAACTAAAGTATTTAGTTCATCTGTCATCTTATTTTTTATTTTTTATTTTATATTTTATATTTTTATTTTATATTTTTTTATTTTTAAAAAATATTACTCTTCCTAATCTATATGATACTACGTTTATTCTTTAAATTAGTATTATTTATTATTGATGAATAGTATAAAAATAAACACACCTTTGTACATTAAAAACACCGACTTAACTGATTATAATAAAGTTATTTTTGTTCATTTCATCTATTAAATCAGCATAAATCTTATTTAATTCTTTATTATCTTTTCTAGAACTTTTATTAACTATATTTAATTTCCCAATTCCAAGTAAATCACTAAGTTCATCTTGTTTATCAAAAATATCTTCATATTTTACACAGTATATTTTATAATTTCTTTTTTTATTTGGTTTTATATAATTATCATAAAATTCTCTTATTTTATATAAATCTTCGCCTGAAGACAAAACATCATCTAATTTTACTTGTTCATTTGTTTGAATGTGTTCTAAATGCATTTTATGATTTTTATAACCATATTTATCAGTAATCTACTTGGAATACTAAGACTCGGATTTCTATAAATGTATATAACATAGTAGTTTTCTAATTCATTTTCAGGGATTACTATACTATTAAACCATTCACAATAAACTTTTCCTCCTTTTTCATTTCCAATATATTCTAAATTATCTGGAGGTTTTCTACTATGTATATGTTTTGTTTTACCATACCTATTTAGTGCTCCACATAACATATAAGAACCAGAACCACCATACGAACATACGTAAAAGATTTTATTCATTTTATATATATACCGACATTTTAATTTTCATTTCTAAAATATTTGGTTGTTCAACAAGAAGTTTCATGAGATAGGAGGATAAATATAAATCGGAAAATAAAATTTATAACAAAATTACACCCTATTTAACATTTTCCTTATTTTTCCAGGAGAAGTTGTAGGAGATGTTGGTGGTGAATTAATGATATTCTACCAATATTTTTAATAGATTGGGAAACTGGGTTGCATCGCAATACCACATAATCCTCTTGAATCATTAAAATTCCTTAGAATCTTGATATATCCATTCTCTCCCCAAGAATAACCCCATGAATTCTTAACAATCCAATAATCCATTCCTTTAAAATGGTCTGTGCCATACCCTACAACTAGAACACCATGATCTAATTTTGTTCCACAGTTTACATCACTATAGACTCCCCCAGAATAATGTTGAAATGATTGAGTATTTGCCTGGATAGCTACAGATACGGGTTGTTGAGAAACTGCTTTTTTTAATGCAAATTCATTATTAGTAGTTACATCACTATAATTACTGATTTTTACAACATTTTTACACGTAATATTACATTGATCCGTCATACCTACATATGGATACTCTTCCTCGGAACACAAACCTTTATTATCGATTATATATTCAAATGCTTGATCCATCAACCCTCCATGACATCCATTATTCCCTTCTTTAGCTGAACAATCAATGAGTTGTTGTTCAGAAATATTATGTAGTTCCCCGGTATTGATCGCGAAAACCCCTTCAACTGACCCTGTTGCGGAAAATGCCCAACATCCCCCACATCGACCTTGATTTTTGACACCAGTTACAGCATCTTTCTGTCTCCAATCTACTTTTAAAGGTAAATCTATATCATCATCATCATTTAAAAAACAATTGTAGCATTCATCGTTGTCTCTGATTATTAGATGGTTTTTGTTATTTGAAAAATTTAAATCTGAGAATTCATTAATACTGACATTAAATGTATTGTTATTTGAAAAATCCTCAATAAATTTAGAATTTTCTTTGAATGTTAAAAATCTTTCTTGAGAAAAATCTTTCTTGTATTGTTTTATAAAATCATTATATTGGTTCATATAAGTGCTATTCACAGACAATGAATCACCCAATGATAAGAAAGTAAAAAAAGATAATGCGAAAGTAATTATTTTATTCATTTTATTATTAATAAGACAATATTATTTTTTAAATATTTAAGCCGATTTTAATTGTCTTTCTAATTCAGAACTACTTTCACTATAAAAACTATATATATCCTGTATGTATTTCTGTTTTACCTTTTCAAACTCATCTCCGTTACTAAACCAAATCATTTCTTGAACGTGTTTTAACTTCGAAATCGCTAGAATAACTTTTTCTTTCGTAAATTGCATGTTCTCCATTTTTCCCTGATATTTCTGGAATTGAATAATAGCGGCTGTTCCGGTAATAAATGTACTGATACTCAATGGGACCATATTAAATATTACTGACCATGTTTTATTATCTTCGGTAAGGTGGTCTAATTCATTCCTTAATGCTTCTAATATAGAGAGGATAGATGATATAATAATAATCATAATATTTAATCTATCATACCATGTTTTATAACTATAATATTTCTGTTGGAGTTTTTTAAGTCTTATATTTAATTTATCTAATTTCCCTTGTAAATGTTCATTAAACTCGTATTCATTTTCTAAATTCAAGAATTCTTTCTTGATTTCTTCAGATATTTTAGCGTCAATATCTATGGTTTTCCTTGTAAAATCAGAATCACTCGAAAAATTATCATTATCATTATCATTAAAATCCAAATTTTTTGGTTTTTTTGGTGTTTTTGATGAGAGCTGATCCTCTTCAATATTTATCTCAACACCATTTAAAGAATCAGTATCATTTTCTTCAGACATTATATAAATATTATATAATTAATTTCTATTTTAACAAATATCCATATAATCCATGTAAGTTTTCAGGGGATTTATAATTTAAAAATTTGATAAAATAATTTAAAATGATAATTAAAATAATAAGTAATAAATGGATGAATTAGATGAACAAACAAATGATTTCATCAATCAATATATGAAAGTATATTTAGCTCAAATGGATTCTGCGGTTAAAGTCTCAAAGATTCTCACGGAACATTCGCAGGATAAGATTTTAAATGGTGATAAAATTATCTGTGGACTAGTTTACAGATTAATGGTTCCTATGACTGAAGAAGAAATCAATGATTCAATGAATTATGCTGAAGAGTTAATCAATCCAGAAGATTCAGAAGAAGATGATTTTGAAGATAATGATTTTGAAGAATTAGAAAAAGAATTAGAAAAAGTTTCTCATAAAATTGTTTCGAATCAATGTAATTGCGATATTTGTATGAAAGTTAGAGTATGTTTATTAAATTACCATTCTCATGAATGTTCTGATCCTTTGGCACAGCGGTTTAAAAGTGCGATTGAACACACTTGTCAGGAACACTTGGTTATCATTTAGTAATTATCTAGAACTATTATTATCATGATAATAACAATCACGGCAGTATCTGTGGTTACTTGGCGAAGATGTAATTGTTATATTACATTCTAAACATAATCTTTTAATATTTGTTTGTTTTGAATCTAAGACTCCACCGAAGTTTTCAACCCAATCTGCATTGGTTTCACCCTTACAATGGGTTATAAAATGACCACTTCCCCCACACTTGCGACATAAATCATATAATTCACAATAAAGTTGTGCCGCCATTATTTTATCTTCTCTTAGCAATGGATAAGGTGAGGTAAACATTGAACCGCGTACATTATTAATTCCATATTTTTTCATTAATTCTAAGGTTTCCCATAATTCCCAGAAACTTTGCTGAGGATTTGTTACGGGAGATAATTCATTGATGGGTTTATATTTGTTTGTCCAAGCCGAACCATATCCATTCGTATGTCTCTTTATCCTTACTTCTTTATCAGAAGATTTCCCAACATAGAATTTATTATCTTTCAATTCAAGGACATAAACTTCGGGAAATCCTATTTCTTTTTTAGGTTTTGATTTACAACATTTTAAATTCTGTAGACAACGTAACATTGTGTTTTTTTAGGAAATTGTTCTTAAGTGATTATTCTAATGAATATGACTTCCTAAATTTAGTTTTTAATAAACAATATTTATCTAATAATCATCATCTAAGATGTCTGGAATGTAAATAAGATCATCAATATCACTTTCTTCTAATTCCCTAGCATGCGCCCAATCAATTAATAAGAATGTCCCTTCGTCTTTTGGTTTCTTCTCGGGCATTCGGTAGACTATATTTCCATCATGGCCATCACCGTGAAAAACACCTATATCCTTTAAAACTGGGAGAAGTTTTAAAGCACCTGATTTGTCTTTTTTCACAGGATCTGTAGAGATGCTTTTTAATATCTCCCTCATTTGTTGGGTATCTTCTCTTATAGGTGTTAATTTTTCAAAAGATAAAATAAATAAATATCTTAAAACATATTTAGATTTTTTAGATGAAGAAGAACCTCCTCGGGACCTTCTTGTCGCCCTTTTAGATTTTTTAGATTTTTTAGATTTTTTAGATTTTTTAGATTTTTTAGATTTTTTAGATGACGTAACACTCCCTCCTGATTTAGATTTACTTTCTACCATAGATTTGCAAACATAAATATCATATGGTTTAGGAGCTATACCCGCAAAAAAACCTATATGTGAATAATACCATTCACGCATAACAAGATCAAACACCTCACCTTTAAATTCAGCATCATCATTTATTGATAATATTTTATAAATTATATTATCATATTTATTAAGGTATATTCCTTCATTTTGCATCCCAGATGCTCCTTCTATTTCTTTAGTAATGTCTCCATCAGTACATATCTTACAAAATTCGAATAATTCATCATTTTTAATAAATGGGGCTTCATCAATCATTTCTAAAAATCTAGTTTTAAATGTTTCATCAAAATATTTTTTCCTTGTTTCTATTAGGGTAGACCTAGATTTTTTTTTGTTGGGTCTTTTTCCTGCGATATATTTAAGCGTACGGTTATAATCGTCTAATTTTAGTTTTGCATTTACAATATATCCCCACGAACATTCCCTTATAATATTAGATCGGTCACTCATATTTATACCGAGTGCCACCTCATCCTGTTTGTCAAACTCTTTACTTAATTCTTTTACACATAATGCACAGAATGGTCCATCAGTATTTCCTAATTCATCGGTAAATTCTTCAATGGCGCCATATGTACAACCTTTACCGTTATCTGCGGTGGAATTTTCAGATTTTATATCTTCTGGGTCTGTTTTATCAGCATGCATAAAACATCCGCACATGCGACACATATGTTTTTTATGGTGTATTTTAAAAGACTTACTACATACACAACATCTAGGAACCTTTCTTGTCCGTTTTGGAACAACATACCATCCACCTTTCTGATTCATTTTATAATATTATATTATATAATATTATTCTAATGAATATGACTTCCTAAATTTAGGATAAACAATACAGAAAATTAAATAAATAACCAACCAATGAACGATATATATCTCAAATGAATATTTCCCTGTTTTTTCTAATAATCCCATAATTGTTTTTCCTTTGAGACTCTCAGGTAATGTTGGTCTTTCTTTGTAAATATAATGTCCAATAATAATTCCTAAACAAATAAAGATGATCCACGGCATAATTGGGAAATGATCTATTGCTGGATAATTGAAATAAAATCCTGATAAAAATGCTGTTTTAGGTGGAACGGAAGAAAACATTCTTGGGTTATTTTTTAACATACACCATAAAATGAATACACCCGTTAGGATTCCGTATATTGCTTTCATATTATCGACATAGGGAAATAATAATAATGATGCGAATGCGATGAAGTGTAAGATCCCAAATTTAACATATTTTTCACCGAATACAAAATAAGTAAATAATGTCATAAATAAGGCCCCGATTCCTAATTTCAATACTCTTAAAATATTGGTTTTTAAATATTCCTTAGAACTTTCTTTTTTCTCTTTTGATATGTAATATGAGAACACTAAATTTATTCCGACACAAGTAATAAAAATAACTTGGGCAACTTTCGCGGTTATTTTTAAGGGCAAATTATCATATTCAATTTCTTTAAAACCATATTGATTTGGGAAGTAAAATAAATGAAATATTATCATACATATTACAGCAATCCCTTTTAGGATATCAACTTCTTCATATCGTTTCATTATTATAAATAATATATTATAATTTTTTTAAAAAAAATATTTAATTTTACGATGAGTTGTTCATTCATTCAGGACAACCATTATCATTTAGATATTTCAAACATTCTAAATATCTGTTCATAGAAGAAAACCGAGATGTATATTTATGGGAATGTCATATTGAGTTTAAATAAATAATAAATGTATTTGTTAATATTATATGAGTAATAGTTCAATTCCCAACGATCTAGTAGATCAATCCACCCATACAGACACATTTAAATTACGTCAGACCGAAGAGGGACTGCAAGCTGCTTTCCAGCAGCAGTCTGAGATGTATCGCACAAAGAAGTCTTGTTTGTGCGATTGCAACAATTGTATCCGCGCGCGAGAACTGAAAGCAGGCGAGGTGGAAGAAAGTGCTAAACGACGACTGTCCGACATTCCCAATCAGCCTGATAGCCAGGTGGAAATCCCCGATATATCCCCTCCTTTATTCAGATTTCCCTTTCCCGACATCGCAGATATATTCTCAAGAAAGTAAACCATTAGACCCGGAGAATATGTGAATTATTTTTATTAATGATTTTTTTCATCATTTTTATTATTTTTATTATTTACAATTCCAACATAATGGATAAATAGTATTACATTTTTTATTACAATTATCACAAATACCTTTTCTACATTCATGTACTTTTCTATTTTTATGTGGTTGTTCACAGATTTCACACGT